CGTTTTTATTAATTACCCAATATGACAGGTGTTCTACCGTCAGTAATTATCACCTTATTATTTGTAGATTTCAGCATTTCGATATACTGCTGCATTAGGATTTCCTTAGTTAATCCTGAAGATTGAGTTCTATTTGTCTCAGCATCTATCTTTGCTTTTTCTAACAGCATTCTTGAGGTCTCTAACTCATTCTTTACTCTGTTAGCTTCTTGTATAGCCTTATTCCTATCTTCTACGGCTTTCAGCATTGAAGAGGGAGGAGTTAATCCAGAAGTTAGAGTTGTAAGATTAAAAAATTTGTTTTCAAACTCTGTCTTCAACCTTTCCTGTACAGCAACTTCAAATTTTCCCAGATTATTCATCAAGCTATCGGTAGTGTAGTTCCGAGCCTCCTCGCGATAAGCATCTGTCACGCGTTTATTTAGGACGTGTCTTTCGATGTTCTCAAAGAATTGCTCAGGGTCATTAATGTTGTAGTTTTTGTAGTTGAAAACTATCTCCCGACCTTTACCTCGAATAGGTGTGTAGGTATAAAGAGGGTCAACCCTAAAGACACCTGCATCTTTTGCGGTTATCTCTACCACATCTGGGTCACCACTCTGCTCCCACATAGGCACTTCATACAACGCTCTACCGAACCAAGCAACCCATTGCGCCCCTGTTACAAGGTGGAATGATTCCACACCATTACGACCATAATCAGTCATTAAAATCCCTTCATAATTGGGTTCAGGTCTCTCACAACTCGTTAATAAAGAGAAACCAACTAAAATTAAAAATAACTTCTTCATTTTTTATTTATTTGTTGAAAAATTGTTTAAAAATTCGCTCGTAAGGAAACCAAATTACAACTAAAATAGTTATAATAACGCCTACAAAACCTAAGAAAGGTTGGTCGCTTTCAAAAAGCATAATGTCACAACCTATCATTAAAAATATGAAAACCACAAAACACAAAAGTAATGTAATAGCTTTCTTAAAAATTTTATTTCCCATCTTTTTTTATTTTCTATTACTTTTAGGTATCCAGTTAAAACCAACGATATTGTAAGTCAGCCACCAAATCAGCACACAAACATTTACAACTATCAAAATCAGTGCTACAAAAATATTTACAATAGGGATAACCCCCACAACAACGGTAAAGCGACAATAACTCATAAGTTCTCGATAATCAGAGAACATATAATTAGTCTTCTCTTCAAGAACCGTATCATCACCCTTATACTTCTTCCACAAGATGAAAAATAGCAACCTAACTAAAGCGTAGCAAAGAACTAACGTAACTAAATATTCAATCATAAACTGCATAACTATAACTTATTAATGTTTTACAATTTCTTAACAAAAATCTTCTTTTCCTCTTTCAGTTCTCCCCACAAAACTTTGTTGATGTGAGTGAAAGCTATCTCAGGGTGATTTTCCAAAGCCCTGTTTGCTAACTTTAAACAATAGTCAATGTTGTAAGCCACACCAAAACATTTGCGCACACCTGCATCAAGCACCATTGCCATATAGCCATATTTACCGCGCTTGTAAACTGAGGATTCACTATAAAGAACCTCGTTAAAAACATCATCAGTGATTTCATAACGATAAATATGCTCAATAAGGTTACATCTTAATTTTACTTTGTTGACATTCACTTTAATGCCATCAAACTCAGCAACAAACGAATCACCAAGTTTATCACTATCGGCAAATTTTTCTTTAAATTCTTCGTACCTTGTCATCTTTTTATTACGTTTTTTATAAATTTTACAACAATATATATCTAACAACTTCCTTTTTAGAAATTTTATAATTGTCAGGTTTTAAAACCCTCTCAATGTATCGTTTCAACTTGCGTCTTGACCTACATAGGTTTTTACCTGAAACAAGTATAGTTTCGTGTTTAGTGATACCATTTGTACTTGTGCAATAAGAAAGTCTGTAACACTTCTGTTTAGAGTTTTTTCTCCTCAACACATCAAGTTCTCTCGATTTAAACTCTAATATTTGTTTATCAAAATTGTTTATCTTTAGACTTAAGGGATTAAAAACACCATAAGACTCGAAAGTGGTTTGTTCTAAAAACTCTTCTTTAGTCAATCTCACCATTTCAGATGCACTATTTTCCAAAATAATTCCGTAGTCACTCATAAGTGAAATAATCCACCTAACATCACCATAAATTACAAAATCTCCTTCTTTTATATAATTAAATTTTCCTTTACTTATCATAGTAATAATTATTTTTTAAATATTCTAAGGTAAACCAAACTTAATTTTCACCAACTCAATCATTGCCAAATATTCTTTTGCAAATTTGTTATCTCCGTGTGTTCTTTTCACTTGTTTCTCAAACTTCTCTAAAGTTCCTCGAAAACAACCGCAAGTTACAAATATGTCTCCGTCTTTTGTTCTGAAAAAAGTTGTGTTTCTGTTTTCACTACCGAATTTAGAAAAGAAACACAAGTCGTTATCACTTCCCACAAAGGCTTTACCCAACAAACAAACAGAATTACTTACTCGAACATCTCCAAACATTTCAGCGTTCCCACAAACTTCAGCATTTCCTGAAACAAAAGCATCTCCCGAAACTACAGCCATACCATAAACTTGAGCGTTTCCGCACACTTCAGCGTTTTCGAACACCTTAACATCCTCAAACACTTTCGCTCTACCGCAAATATAGGCATTTCCGCACACTTCTACATTATCGGATATTCGAGCTTTTTCACACACTTTAGCGTATCCATATACTTTGGCATTACCTCCCACCCACGCTTCATCTGATAAATTATCTTCCTTTTCTATATATCCACCTTTTTCTCCTTTTGTAATATAGTGTTGCGGAAGGTTTTTAGTAGCTTGTATTCGGTATAGTTTTACTCCATCTATTTCGATGGAATCATCTTTTAACAGTTTAAAATATTTCTCATTTTCCATTTTTTCTTAGTTTTACGCTGCAAAGGTACGGCAAGTTTTTGAAACTTGCAAATTTTTTACAAAGATTTTTTACAGAAAATATAAAATAAAACACTTACCTGAAAGTAAGTGTTTGTAAATTAGAGGGTTATGTTATTAAGAAAAACGATGGAAAGTTATATAACTGTAAGGAGCAGCACAAGTCGGAGGGTTTTCGTACATACCGTAATTCATCAAGTCGCTCACCAAATTGTCAAATATCATAAAAACTTTGTAATCTTTACCTTCTGTATCAAACGTAATAGAAAAGTTGTTATAATCTTCAACTTTATAGGTGAATCCTTTATAACCCCTATCTGTATCTATATCATTCTCTGTAGAAAAAACAACATATAAACTACCGAAATCACTAATTACCAAACTACAATCGTACTGAGGAACAGAACTGCTGAAAAAAGAGCTATTGTTAGATTTGGATATAGTGATAATGTTTCCTTGCTTGGGAGGATTTGTATATTTAATGATTGCAACAGTTGGAGCAAAACCACTTCCAGTACCTCCCACAGTTACTTGTTCTTCTATATTACCTGTCAAAATATAAGAATAACCAAAAGAGAAACCACCTACCTGTTTAACATTCTTATCAGAGGGGTTGCCTCGCACCCCCCCATTCCCCAATCAAAAAATAGTATGCTATTCATTTTTCTCTATTTGTTTCTTAATCCATAATTCAGCTTCTTCTAATTTAGTAATAACAAGAGATAATTCTCTAGTTCTTGTTTGTTTTTCAAACTCTTTTATTAAAGATTTTAATTCTAATTTTAATTTTGTTAATTCTTTTTCCATTTTGCTGTAGTTTTTAAATATTTCTAATATCTATATATAACTTGTTATTGGCAGCACTAACAACACAAGTACTTCCGTCACCTCCATTAAAAGTATTATCTCCTGTGAAAACGACAGTTCTTCCTGTAGTTGTGAAAGTCACTTGACCACCTGCGAAACACTTTCTAAAACTTATATTAAAGTTGTTTTCTAAAGTCCTTAAATCAACATTGCATTGAGCTAACACATTAATTGTTTGACCAAACCAAGATTGTGTAGTAGTCCAATTTTCACGAACTTCACCACATCTACCTAAAAACTTCCTATGTTCGTGTTCTCCATTTCCAAGTAAAAAGTGGTCTCCAGAACTACCTATCTTTTTATAACCGTTACAACTTATTTTAGTATATCCTCCAAGACTTCTCGAACCTATATGTAATTCGTTATTGTGTGTCCACAAGTTGGTTTTTGACCCACTGTTGGCATTATCTAAGAAAACTTCGCTTGTTAAAAAAGGATAATCGCTTTTTAATATTGCACCATAGGTAGCGTTTTTATCACTTCTTATTGTTATAGGAATAATTTCCTTAGATGCGTCCCAATCTAAACAATAAGGTGTAGATTGTCCATTTATCTCAAAATTCCCTGAAGTTTTTCTTGGATTATTCCAAACCTTTCTTGAGCCTGACATAGACCAAGAATATATAGTATATACTCCCCCACCTCGTAAGTAAACAAACACTGTTCCGCTTTGAAATAATTGAAACAAATACATCGCAGGTTGTACATTGGAATGTAGATAGGTATAATCGCGTGTTATGATATTGGGATGAGTAGTTCCCCAACCTGCACCTGTTTGTTCAAACTCTAACTGCATTGAAAAACCACCACCGTGAGTACTCCAAGAAGGTTTAGATTTCCAATCTAACGAGGTATGTACTCTAAATTTACATCTATCTCCAGCATCTACTTCAACATATACTAAATAATACTTATCTTCAGGTAATCCTTTCAAATCAATTTCTTGTACTTGACCAGCACCTAAACTCTTATTACCCCCACCAGCTAAAACAACTTTATTATTATCTTCATTACCCCAAATTTTAATACCTTTTGTTTTAAGATACCTTAAATCATTAAAAGCACTATTTCCAATTACCAAATCTTCACCTGAAGACCTAAATCTAACTAAATTACCATTTAAATCAGAATCAACTAACAATTCAGGCATTTTTACGGCTCTTGAAAAAAATGCTTCTAAAGTATTTAAAGAAAACAATAAATCTCCACCTTGACCACTAAATTTAGTTCTAACAGCGTAAGCATTACTATCGCCTATGTAAGTAGACAATCCGTGAGGTAAGTTCCATTCTCTAAATAAACCATTATCGTTTAAAGCACCTAAACCTACAAACTTGTACCAAGACCCATAAACACCATTTACTTTTTGTTTGTACCAAAATTCATTAGTATGAGCGTCAAGTCTATATGCTAAATAATAAGAATATTTATTAATGTTAGTGTGAGAACCACCCAAGAAATGATACCAATTATTACTTGGAGCATTTATAACATTTTCCCCATCAGCAACTTTTAATACTCCACTTTCTGTAAGTAACCCATCTATATCTGTAATTCTTTCATATTTTAACTTATTAGTGTCAAAATAAGTAGGTTTATTTCCTATCTCGCTCCAATTGTAACTTGGTTTTACATCTGTAACCCAAGATGGTAATTTCGGAACTATTACCGAACCCATATCACCTATTCTGAACTCTGTAGTATACGCTGAAGGTATGTTTGTCACACCAGGTTTATCTGTAATATCGTACCAAGAATGAGTGTGGGAAACATTGGCTTTTTTAGCAACCTCCTCATCCACATACTTTTTCTGTACATACTCGCTATCTTGAGTAGGAGGAGTGTATGTAGATTTAGTCTCCACAAACACTCCGTCTTCTATCTGTTTCTTTTGTATTTTCTTAGCCATTTTTTTTCTAAGTTCGTCTTTTAGTTTTTTAGTCTCGTTTTACTCTATATTGTATAGTAACCTCGTCTCCCTCTTCTATCCTATAGCCAACTTTAGTGTTATCTATAGACAACATTGTATTAGTAAAGGTAATAGCAGGTCTATGTACTAACACTCCATTTACCCACACAGACCACCACTTTGTAGTATCCACTTTGTGAGTGAGTTCTATCCGTATTATATTTCCAATAATATTGGCTGCTTGAATAGTCTTTATCTCTGTGTTTTCAGCAGTAGGTAAATTCTTATTTAAGGTGTCTCTTATTACCTCTTTTATAGCCCTCACAGACGGATATTTTTCCCTTTCAGCATCCCCTGTAATAACAGAGATGTCATCAACTTTGTTGAAAATGTTTTCCTTAGTCGCAAGGTTTCCTATTTGTGTGTTGAGAGAAGATATATCTGCCTCGTTGTTTTGAGTTCTAACCTTTAAGTTCTGTACATTGCTCTCTACTTGTTCTGTTCTTGTAAGAGGAGTATATAGGTCAAAGAGCGGGGACAAATCAATCTCCGAAACAGCAGTGCCCTGCGAGTTAAGAAGTTTTATCTTCTTTCCGTCACGCCCCAACGCACTCACCAAGTTTGACACTAATGCACCAAGAGGTACAGACGACAAAAGTTCGTTAGCATCGTTACGCATCTCAAGGGTTTTGTCGGCTTGATTGAAAGCCAATTTAGTACCCTCGTTGTTCAAAAAGCCAAGACTTAGAGTTCCTACAGGATTTCCTCTTTTGTCTTTCAATGTAAGAGCAGAAGTTACAGCATTTATCTCAGCACTATGTACAGCTGTGTCTGTTGCTTGTATCTGTGTTTGAAGAGTACTTATTGCGTTTGTATGCTGCTGTATTGCGTTATCTAAATCTGTTTTTATCCTTTTGAGTAGTGTTAAATTAGGATATTTAGTATCCGTGTCAGCAGCGTTTATATCCCCACTCTTGTTAGCTTTCTCCTCTCTTGTACTAAGGTCTATGTTAGCGATAAGGTCTCCAAGTTCTTTTTTCACCTTTTTTAGCAAGGCAACACTTGGGTAGCGCACCTGGTCAGACCCACCCTCAAGTTCCTGCGCCTTGTTGGCAAGTTTTTCCCTCTTATCAAGTTCCGCTTGTGTATATCTCTCGTGTTCAGTGAGTTGTCGTCCAAACTCGGTGTAAATAACACTAAACTGTCCCGCTGTTAGAGCCTCCCTACTATCGTCCGTTAAGTTAGCCTTAGCAAGATTAGTTATCTTTTTACCGCCTGCGTTTATGCCCTCCTTACTCATTTTAACAGAGCCTGCTGTCACACTATTAACCGAAAGGTCTTCGTTAAACACTATCTCTACAACCTTATCCCCAACCCTCGTACTTACGTTATCGCTCGTACCTTTCACCTGCAATGTGTCTCCCAACTTTACAGCTGTAGAGTTTCCACTCTTGTCAGTAATAGTTATAGGTTTGTTAGCCACAGCTTGCAGCTCCTCTAAAAGCCTTTCCACCACACTTATCCTATCAGCGTGAGAACCTAAAGATTGTTGTATATTATCTAGCGTACGTTCTATATCTATAACCTTGTTAGAAGTGTTAGCAAGTTTTTCTTTCTCCGAATTACTATAATCGTTAGTAGAAAGACCTTTACCCTCTTCTTTAGGCTGCTTAGAGTTAAATTGTTGAGTTAGGAAATTAACAAGGTTTTCGTCCTCTTGCCATTTATACTTATTCCCTTCACCCCCAAGACCTTGTTCAAGCCTCTTAACCGTATATTCGAAATCACCTATTTCTTTTTTAAGTCCTTTTAGATACTCGTTAAGATTGTTGAAAACTTTAGAGAGGTCGTCAGCAGCCTTTATAGATAAAGTAGATATAGCATTTTCCGAAAACACACACTTGGTAGAGAATGTATCCTTACACGTAAGTGCTGTATTATCAACTGTCGGTTTATTAACCTGTCCACATATTTTAGTCATTGCCATTTTCTGTATATTATTAATGTGCTATAGGAGGAATACAAATCTTATCTATTATAGCCTGTAATAGCCCCTCTAACGATTTTATTTCCCCACCGCAAGCGTTCTCCAAGCATTTCTTTTCTATCTTTTTAAGGTCAAAGCTCAAGCCAGTAGAAGACGAACCTGAACCCGCAGAACCTTTTAGTAAGCACAATTCCTTTTCCAACTCCTTTAGAACTAACTTAGGAGTTAATTTATCCTTATCCACTCCATACTTTATACAAGAAGTTCCTAACTCACCCAAATCACTATTCTCTCTTAGCTTCTTTATAAGTTTGTAAAGGTCGCTTATAGCCTCCTCAACAGTTACACAAGTCTCATCTTTTAAAGAAGAGAAGTCAGGAAGTGTTGTATCGTAATACACGCAGACGGCTTTTTGTTTCGTACCGCAAGTGTGTTGTATTTTATATCCGCAATTTGTCATCTTTTTATTAATCTTTTAATTTTCATATTTCAAAACTAATCGTTGTAGAGTCATCCTCATACATTCGTATTCCTCTTGGAAATCACAATAACCCTCACACATCAGTCTTTTTAAAGTTGAGATAGCAAAGTAGTCATATTTGTTGTGACCCTCACCAACCCCAAACCTTGTCTTTAACATATAGGAATGACCTATCCCACTTAAAGCCTTATCAGCCAAGTAGGAAAGGTCTGCATTAGTATTATGTATTATACTTTGTGTATTCATCTTCTACTAACTTTTTAAAGTCGTTGAATTGTTTTCGGTCAGGACACTCAAAACCATAATTTTCGAACCACTTTTGTACAAGTGCTTGACCTTTCTCAATTTCCGAATGTTGTGTTACAGATAAGACGGACCTAGTCTTATACATTAAATCTTGCAGTTCTGATAACGAAACCGCACATAAGTTATTGTTAATAACTCCTCTGTTTGCTTGCATATCTTCTGTGTTATTTGTATAGGAGTAGTTTTGTACTGAATTTACTCCTTCTAAAATTTTGTTTCCTTGTTTACAGCCGCAACCCATTTTATATAGTTTTTAAAAATTAACATTTCTTACATCTGCGAACCCTCTCAATAAGTTCCTGAGCCCTATAGAGTAGTTCCTGACCTTTACACACGTCCGAGAACCTAACAGAAGCTCTTGCTCCGTCTAACAACATCTGTATATCAAAAATCAAGTCTTTAAAACACTTGTTATTTTCCCCGCAAGAGTTGTAATAGACAATAAAAAGTTTATCAAGCTCAAGTTGTGTGTTGTCAGTCTTAAGCCACAATTTAGTCAGTTTATACGTGTCAGGCGAACCCTTCACTGTTATCGTATAGACTCCATCAGGTAAGTTCATATACTCTGCGTCACAAGTAGTGTCGCAAGTGAGACCCAAAGAGAATGAGTTAAACGCGTTAATTTGATGTCCTTGATAATAGTGTGTAACAACATCACTATCCTTAGAAGGGTCACCCCCAGGTAAAACTATCTCTATTATTTTAGTCTTGTTGTCTATCCTACCCCACACAGAATTATCTGCTATCATCAAAACTCTAGGGTCTCCTGTATCCAAGATTTGGAAATCTATTTGTATTTTCTCTAAAACGTTATCCATCTGTATTGTTCATTTACTAATAAAGTTTATTTATTCCGATAAACAACGATTGATTTGTATTACCTTGTAGGTAGAATAGAGACCTCTTGTACCTAAATCCGAAATTTAAACCTATGTAGGGATTTCGAGTAAGATATGAGTAACCTAAACCACCTCCATACAACCAATCAAAGTTATCAACCCTTGCTTTTTCATAGTCGTAAGTCAAAGGTAGAGTATTGACCTTAAGCGAGGTTATTTCCAACCAAGACGGGGCATTAAGGTTGGCTTGAAACAACCCTTTCTCCTTTTCAGTTATCACCAAATCAAGGTGCAAAGGTTGGAACTCAAAGCGACCGATTATAGAGTCGTTGTAAATCTCACCAAAATAATGCACAAACCATTCTTTAGAGTTAGGGTAGTAATCGTGGAAAAGTCTCTCTTCAGGTTTTATGTAAATAACAGAGGTTTTACCTTTCATTTTACCTACTATCTTGGTGTAGGATACTATTTTTTTCTTCTCTTTCTCAAGATTTTCGTACAATTGTTGATTTTCCCTACGGAGGTCTTCTTTAAGTTCTCTCTCGTTGTACAAATCATTAACAAGACGTTCGTAATTAAGACTATCTATCTTTCTTAAACTGTCTTGTTCTAATATACGTTGTTTATATATTCTTTCTTTATCTATTTTGTCTTCTTTGTTAGAGCAACCTTTATGTATAAACAAAGTGCTCACAAGAGCCGCAAAAACGGCAAAAATTAAAAAGTTGTGTTTGTGTTGTGTTTTCATTTTTTACATATTAAATAAAATTATTGTTTTAATTCAGCAGGTATGGTGAGAGTTACAGTAGACCCTTCAATTTTGAAAAACTTATCAAAAGAACTTTCTACTTCTTCATTTGCTAAAGTATCAGTAGTTATAGAATACAATCCATTGTATATGGTGAAATTGAAGTAATTAGGATTTTTTCTCATACCCCACTTATACTTAGAAAACACATCCAACATCTCTTGATACTTGTTAAAGGAACTATAAGCAAACGTAAAACCAACTTCTATTCTTGGGGTATTAGGTGAAACATAATCCTTACCTCGTTTAACACTATTAACTATCTGACTCCAAGAATTTGTGTTACCTAAAGCAAAGAAATAATTGTTTTCTCTATCATAAACAAAACTGTGAAATGTTATAGAATCTGTAGAATAATTACCACTTTTAGTTACACGAGTAAATTCCACAAAAAAGTTAACAGCATACGATATGTCCAATTCTTCCTTTTTCTCAAACAATGGAAGTTCTTCCATACCTTCAAAACGTACTATAAACTTAAGAACCCCATTGTTCAAAGAAAATAAATTTCCTATTTTCTTGCAGATTTGTTCTTTTCTCAACCCCATCTCTCTATCTACTAAAGCTATAACCTTTTTCGTATACGTCCAACAATCTCCTATTGTTTATTCCTATCTGTGCTATATCACTTGGTGTCAGTTTTGAAAACTTACTCTCTGTGAGTGCTAACATCTTATGCTTATCCACCATCTGTGAGTAGTACTGAAATAAAGTTACTACGTTAGGTTCGTCTTGATTGGTGAGTAACTTCTCGTAAAACTTCCAATTCACGTATGTAGTAACATACTGCTCTATATTTCCCAATCCCAACTCTGGAATTATCACAAATCCTTGTTCGTCTAATTCCATTCCATAGAACTGTATATAAACCGTACCCTCTTTAAAATTAGTAAATAAAGTGTTTCCATTTATAACTATTTCGTTAGGGCAACTCCTTACTACTAAGTTCCTACAACTCTCGGTACAAGTGGAACGTTTAAAACCTTTACCTAATTTTAAAAGCACTGGATTTTTGTAATACAACTTGGTTTCTACATCATTAAAATAAACCTTCTCTGTAATAATTTTCTCCTCAACATCGTCAAGGCAGCAGAAATCGCAATTGCGCCACTTCATACTCTGCTCCACGCGCTCAACCCATTGCCAACTCCTTTGCAACACAGGGCGCTCCTCCTCCTTGTAGTAGTATCCTTTAGGCTCACACAAGTAAGCAGCCTCTAAGGAAAAGAAATTGGACGGCAATGCACCCTCCGAACCTTTTATATCCACAATTGCGTCCTGCATTACCATTATATTACCACCAAGAGGTTTCAGTGCTTGAGTGACCCACTTATATACAGAAATATCATCTATCAGCCCTGCCGATAGATAACTTTCCTTTTCAGATTTAAACTCCGCTAAAAACTCTTCAAATTTCATTTGTTTATGTATGTTTCAATAAATACAAATGTCCTACAACATTATTAGTGCAAATATAACACTTTTTTGTTGTAGGACAAAATAAATAAAATTTAACAAACTAAATATAAAAATGATTTTTATAAAAAAATCAATTATTTATTTTTTACAATGTTTTCCAAGTCTTCAAGGGTAATGGAGTCAAAATTATCTCTAAAGAAATTATCTTTAGCCAAGTCAGTTAGAGATAAGTTTGGGTTTTCTATGTCTTCAAGTATTCTATAAACAGCGGAAGTAACGTATTTATTTCTTTGCATTGTTTCTTCAATTATTTTATCGGTTACAAAATAAATAATTTCCTCCTCGCTTAATTCAACGTTTCCAATATCTACATTCGCTTCAATCTTCATTTTTTACCTCCTCTCTTAATTTTTTCTCATACATTTCCTCTAACAATTCAGCGTTCTCTTCCGCAAAACGAACCATTCTGTCACTCATTATCCTGCGCAATTTACTTAGATTGTTTTTGATAGTCTCGGATACCATTTTTTCAATCACCTCTTTCATTTGATGTTTATTGTAATCTATCCACTCAATAGGTATAAAACCTTTGAGTAAATTTTTATTATCAAAATCATCAGATTCATAAATGGTTACACTCCAATAAATATGACTTTCGTCTAAGGTGAAATTACCCCAAGCAATTAAATAATTATTGTTGAAGAACGTTATATCGTCTTTAAATTGAGTGATAGGTTCAAGTGTTACATCGAGACTTTTTTCAACTTTACTCAACTCTTTAAAATATATTTTCTGTGCACATTTGTACTTATTAAAATACATCTCAAGTAAACCTGACATTTTGTTTTTTCTCTTTTTCATTTTTAGCCTCCTTTCTTAAAACTTTCCAATTTCTTCAGGTGTTCCTCCGTAATTCCGTAATTTTTACAGCTTAGTATCCTACGAGTCTCCTCAATGTTTTGCTGAAGAGTGTATTCAACTATTTTCTCAACTTCTTCCTTAATCTGTGCTCTATTGTAATCCAACCACTGTATAGGAATATAACCGCTATATCTTGTGGATATATTAAAGTCATCATATTCGCTTGCGCTGAAACTCCAACGAATGTCTTCCCACCCGAAATCAAACTGACACTCTCTAAGCAAATACTCATTACTATAATCAACAATGTAGTCTTTGAATTGTACAATAGGGTTGATACTCACTCCTACTTGTTTTTCAAGTTTTCGGAGTTTCTTGTAGTAGATTTTCTGTGCGCACTTATACTTGTTTAGGTAGATTTCAAGCAAGCCTAATATTTTATTCTTTCTCTTTTTCATTTTTTACTTATCTAAACATTTAAGATTTATTGTAATCACTACAATCAGCAATAATAAGCCCCTTATCTCCATCCCATATCTCCACAAACTCTTTTTTATTTCCACTTGTACGTATTAGTTCTAACATTCTATCCACTGTGTCTTGGGGAGTGTGTCCGTCATAAGGGAAAATTGACTTCAAGTACTCAGGTATTTGGAACAAGTCCCAATCTTCGGCTTTGTAGTGATTGGTAATAATTCCCGAAGGTAGTTTAGCACACACAATAAACCATTCGTGCTTCTTTCCAAAACACCACTCTCCATCTTCGTGTTTCCAAGATTTGTGCACTCCGTAAAGACCTTGCTTAGACCACTCATTAAACAACAACGCGTTATAAACTTTCCTAAACCTATAAAGTTCATCAAAAGTGTGGTAGCCATCCGTTACAAGTCCTGCGTCCTCTTGTCTTCTCATAAGTTTCAAATTAAAAAAAAATACTCACTTGCATTTATTCCATCTTTATAGTTGCAATCCTTAGCGGCAAACAACGCCTCTAAAAATCTAAACGCTTCTTAAACAAATCGTTACAAATTGTAACTCCTTGTCTCTGCGTCCGTTAATCCGCATCAACTCCTACGGATTTTATTCTTAAACCCTCCTCTAAAATATTTATTGACGCAAGCAAATCCCTGTCGTTTCGAACTTTACAACTCGGACAAACCCACTGTCTGTCGTCAAGTTTTAAGTCTTTGTTCTTGTATCCGCATCTGCAAGTTTTAGAAGATGCAAAACACCTATCTACGACAATTAGCTCCTTTCCGTACCAATCTGCCTTATAAGTCAGCAAAAATCGAAACAAACTCCAACTTGCGTCCGAAATACTCTTGGAGAGAACTTTATCTTTTAACATCTCCTCTACAGACAAATCTTCTATAACAACAGTATCGTACTTCGTTACAAGTTCTGTAGTATAAGAGTGTAAGAAATGCAGACGCTGATTTGCTATCTTTTCGTGTAATCTCGCTATCTTATAACGAAATTTCTCTCTACGTCTGCTACCTTTTAATTTCTTAGAAAATATACGCTGTAATCTTCGTAACTTGTCTTGGCTTTTAACAAGAAACTTGGGATTAGCTATTTCTACCTTATCCGATTGTGTAGCAAAAGTCTTTATACCTAAATCTATTCCTACCTTTAGGTGAGTTTTATGCTTAGGTAGTATATCTTCCTCTACACAAACAGAGGCGTAGAAATGACCGCAAGGCTTCTTAGAAATAGTTACAGATAAATACTTAGCATTCTCTGGAATTTGCCTGTCTACGACAACTTTTATTTTACCTATCTTTTCAATCTTTATATGTGTTGCAGATAAAGAGAATTTCTTATTAGGTAAGCGGTATTGATTGTAAAGTCGCTTCTTTTTAAAAGTTGGTCTTCCTATCTGCTTCTTTCTACTTTTGTTAAAGTACTGCTTCTTAAACTCAAAAAAGTCTCTTTCTTTTTGATGTAAAGCAGCCGCTGAAACCTCTTTTAAAAAAGAATGTTCTATACGTAAATCCTTAATAGACGATGTATTATCTGTATTGTTGTTAAAACACTCTACATTATAATTCCACACAAATCTTACACATCCAAAAGTTTTGTTAAGTAAAACCTTCTGTGCTTGTGTAGGATATATTCGGAATTTATATGCTTTGTGTTTTAACATTTTTTCTTTTATTTTTCACGCGACAAAATTAGTAAAAGTATTTGTTCTGTGCAAGTTTTTTGTTGCTTTTTTGTGTTTAATTTTTAGGCTTTAAAAATCTTAGAAAAATGTAAAGATATACCACACTCACGTTTAGTTAATTTTTCTTTGTTCATTTTATTTACTTGTTTTTTTCTTTATAAACTTTTATCAACTTGTCAATGAGAGCATCTCTACACAACCCATAAGTCAGCAAACTTTTGCTTTCTATAGCTTCGAATCCTGATATTGTTGATTTTATCTTGTAAGCATACTCATTTACGCCCACCCAATCAATTGTAGCGAAAATTCCTTTCTCTCTAAACCACTCGAAAGCCTGTTCCCAAGTTGGTACTGTCTGAAAGTTGTATTTGTTAAATGTATCGCACTGCCAAACAGGTAAATCTATAATTACCTCACCATAATTATCTTCATCTAACCAATCTTCTTCCACAGTGACAGTACCTGAAACAACTACTTCGTTATCGTTAGGATAAACAATAAAAGGACAGGCTTCATTAAAGCCAATTTCCTTAAGTTCTTTGGCAATACTTATGGGCACAAGCCAAGACGGATGATAATTTTCTTTTTCCACTTCTTTCTTATTTGTTATTGTATCTAATTTCACTTCTGTATAATATTTAATTGTTTAAGAATATTTTCCAAAATCAAGGTTACAACATTTACGTCCCACCCATTTCCCATTCTTTTTCCAAGTTGTGAGTAAGAAAGGTTCGCAAAATCAACCTCGCCATCACGAAAACCCATCAACTGAAATTGTTCCGAAATGGTCAGTTTCCTAACCTCTTCCTTACCTCTGCGGCATTCCAAAACACGGATATTACAATGAGACGGGTCTGTTAAAGTAGGGCATATTCCGTCAGTTCTGATTTTCTTGTTATAGACGTCTAAACATAAAGGTTCAGTTACCTCAAAACTACCTACACCCAATCGTTCTTTCAACTTGTTCACCTGTTCAACAGAAAGAAAGTTTGTCTCATCTATTGTCTCAATAGGGTCTAAAAAGTTGCAAACTTTCCCGCTTGCTATTGTAGGATAAGGTGTTAAACCAAAGTCGTTAGGCAATTTCTCTAATGAAGCGAAAATCCAAACTCGTTCTCTGTTTTGAGGTATCCCATAATCCTTAGTATTTAATAGTGTGCAAACAAAAGAAGCGTCCTCAAAAGTTGAGTAACCTATCTCCTTCAACATTTCAGCAAGAGCTTCTCTTGTATCCTTGAATTTTTCAGACAGAAAACCTTTTACGTTCTCTAATAAAATGTATTTAGGTTTCTTTACATTCAAAATACGGACGATGTGAGATAGCATTGTACCTCTACCTCTTGTATCATTAACTCCCTGCATTAATCCTGCAACAGAAAAAGGCTGACAAGGAAAACCTCCCATAAACAAATCAAAATCAGGTAAGGTGTTAGGGTCTATATTGGTTATGTCTCCATAATTGATAATCTTATCTTGTTTGTTGTGATTAGCGTTGAAAATCTTTATTGCGAACTTATCAACCTCAGAATAACCAAGCAATTCGTATTCAAAATCACTATATTTTTCGGAAATTCGCTTTAACGCGAACGACCCCCCCCCCAATGCCAGCGAAGCTCTCAAAAACTCTTAATTTCATATATACTGCTTATTTTCACTATTCTTGTGGATTTTGTTTGATACTTTCCAATATGTATATTACCATTTTATAAAGAGCTTCTAAAAATATCATCATCAATATACCAAATCCAAATATGAAGTTGAAAATAGGAAGTATACCAACCACTACACACGAACCCAAAAAAATACTTACAATCTTCCTTCGACATTTCAGGTTCTTGCCTTACTAAAAACGGAATACAACCTATCGCTACACACATCACCAAAGATGCAAAATAAATATATAACATCTTAATTTCCATAATCGTTACAATTTTAATTTTCTTAAAACTCCTTTAAAGTGTTCAACATTCGATATTAAGTCATCTAACTTTTCTTTGTAATTCCTGATGCTCTTTTCTGCACACACCTTATCAATCTCAATAGCTTTCAACAACATAGGTCTGAATATCTCTCTCAATTCGTCATCGGTTTTGTAATACCAACTTTGAGGTATAAAAGACTCTTCAAGAGCTATTATATCGTCATCATATTTATGACTAATTAATATTTCACAACTCCAATAAATGTTACCATCTTTTAAACGAATGTAGTTTTTATCAATCTGATAACCTTTTAAGGATGTGCATTTATAATTAGGAAATTCAACAAGAGGATGACCTTTATAATAGTTTTCTTTACTATAAGGTTTAAAACCTTGCAAATCATACCAAACATCTACAATCCTCTTTATGTTGTCATTAAATTCCTTTATAAACTCTTCGTTAATTTCTAATTTTAACATATTATTTTCTATTTTTTATTTGAAAGCAAGGCAGGAGTCGAACCTGCATTTAGTCGCAACCAAAGCGAGCGCACGACTCGAACGTGTCCTAATTCCGCCAACCAAGACGGAGCGTCTCCCAGTTTCGCCACTTGCCTTTCGTTTTTATTAATTACCCAATATGACAGGTGTTCTACCGTCAGTAATTATCACCTTATT